GGGACGATGATGAGTTGACGGCGGTTGTGTTGTTGATGCCAACGAACCAATGTATAGATGATGAGACTCTTACCACTTGCTGTTGGGGATAACAGAAGTGTTCGTCCCTTGGTGATGGCTTCACGAACAGCATCAGCTTGATAATCACGAATGTTAACAGGCTTACCATTTGAATGATAATTCATTGAACCAATAAAGGAATCAATATCACCTTGGTCGTAAGTTGAACTACAATTATTTACAAACTTATAGTCATTTCTTTTACAGAATTCTTCAACATAGGAAGATAACCCCACATACAATTCTTTGGTGAACAAACTCAACAGCCGAATTTTTCCATCCCAAAGTTTTGCACGATACTGAGGTGTGAATTGTGCGCCAGGTACAGCAAACGTGAAGAAGTCATTCATCTCCAAGAGAACATCCGGATCGGCATCTACTCGAAGATATACTTCATCCTTTTTAGAAATTGTAACAGTACTCACAATCCACCGTTTGTGAACTTATACCATTCAATGGCAGACTTCACATCCCAGGTTCTGCTATTGATGCTTTTGAGAATTTGTTCAAGTTGGTATAATACAGTTTTAATGTATTCCAACTTGTCAGTAAGCTGAATGATGTCATCATCGGTGGTCATCACTTCATCCATTTCATTTTTCAATGGACGATTGCTTAGATATTGTTCCCAACCTAATTCCGTAAGTTCTTCACGGGTTAACTCACCACGATAATACCGAAACTTCAACTTACGCAAACGAAGATAATCGGCTTCAGCCTTACGATATTGTAGGCGAACCGATGTTAACATATTCAAATATTTTGCGTGTAATTCAGGAACACGGGCAGCAGAGCGACCAAGATTCGTTTGGTCAACTTTACAATCTTCTGCCCACATTGCTTGTATTTCGTTTAATTTCATAGAACCTCCTCACGACCTATAATTATAAATGATTTCAGTGCATTTGTCAAGTAGTTGTTACTAAACTTTCCACTGTGAACATTCTATACTTGAACACTGCTTGTGCTGAGAAATATTGTGTTTGTCCTGTTGAGACATCAAAATCCAATCCTGAAAGAGATACAGGAAAGCAATCCAAAAAGTTAAGGCGAGCCACAACATTGTTATCAGAACCCATAACCATTAAAGTGGCATCACTATATTCTGTTAAATCTGTTTTTCGTGGAACGGTAGGTGAACCTTCTGGTCCTACATCTGTATTATTGATTTGTGGATTTCTGAATGCCTGTTGATTGAAGCGGTCACGAAATTGATTATGGTTTTCAGGGAATCCTAATCCTACCATCCAATTGTATAATTCAATATAATTTGCCATATCTTCTTGAATCATGAATCGTATGATTAAATCACCAAAATCAATTTTCTCACCTGGCTTTGGTATGTTAACTAGTGGTGTAGGTTGTACAGCAAATCCTAATGTCATGCTTGGAATGTTTGCAGCTTGACAAAAATAAGTTACCTTTGGTAGACTTTGAATAAGAAAACGAAATCCATTTGGTCTTAGGTAATCAAGTTCATCCGGTTGGCGATTTTCCCATTGTGCTTCAGATATGGTTATTTTTGATGTAGTTGGCATTGGTGAAACTCGGGAGTTGACAGGTACTTGACAAAGTGTTAAAATTACTATGTCTGGGATGAATACAATAATCCTATAATATTTATACTAGATACTGAAACACATAGCAAAGGAAAGAGGAGAGTCCCGAAGAACTCTCCCTTCCTTTTTTTGCTTAACTACTACTTCTATTATTATAGAAGGTTTGTTACTGCGAACAAACGATAGTAGTGGTTACGGTCAGCAGTGAATGTGTCTGCGTCTGTTGTACCGTTTGATTGTGTTACGAATGGATTTGCAATCATGCCGTAACGTGTCTTGAATCCAATCTTAGGTTGGAATGTGTTTGGATCAATTGCGCGAACCATTTGGAGAGGAACGTATGGGCAGTAGAACAAACCTGCGTCATATGCATTTGAACCCTTGTAACCAACCATCACGAATTGTGATGCAGCATTTGTGTTTGCTGAGTATGGGTCAATGAACACCTTGAAGCGACCATTCAATGTACCTGCGAATGTGTTGCCTGTGTCATCTGATGAGATACCGTCGTTGCCTGAAAGAGCTGGTGTGTAATCCAACTTGCCAGCCATTGCAAGAGCTGCTGCAACGTCTGATGAACAGACGATGAAGTTACCCTTACCGCGACGAGTTTCTTGTGCGATTACGTTTGCATCGCGTTCGATTTGGAACATCAAGCCCTTGAAGCGTTCTACTGACCAACGACCGTTTGAGTCAACGTCCAAGTCGAAGGTTCCAGGAGTTGCTGTTGAAGCGGCACCTGGCTTTGCAACCTTGTAGATGGTACGGATAACTTCACGGTTGATTTCAGCAAGAATTTCTTGTGAAAGAATGTTGGCCAATTCAGCTTCTGCATCAAGACCGTGAATTGCCTTCAAGTCTTGTGCCAATTCAACTGTGTATTCAGCCTTCAAAGCACGTGACTTTGCAGTTACTGTGGTCTTTTCGATTGAGAAGGCCATTTGTTGAAGGGTGGTTGAATCACCGAAACCTTCAGCTGTTGCTGTTGAAACACCTGTACCAGTTGTGTATCCAGCGCCTACTGGATTTGAATTGGCGTGTGAACCAGTTCCTGAGAAGTCTGTGTCAGCTTCGTTGAATAGAGCTTCTGTACCAGTTTGTGATGAATAGTGTGACTTCATGGCGAAGATTAAGCCAGTTGGACCTGTCATTGGTTGAACGCCGGCTACGTCATAAGCCATCAAGTTTGGAAGTGAACGACGAACCAATGAGATAAGAATTGGATCGTAGGTGTCAACTGATGAACCTGTTGCATTAACGTGTGTTGCTTCGAAAAGAGCTGCCTTTTCTTCACGTAATGCCTTTTCTTGGTTTTCAAGAACAACTGCTGTTACTGCGCGCTTGTAGCTATCCTTGATTGGTGAAAGATTTTCGTGGTCCAATACTGGAGCCCACTTCTTTTGTAGATTTTCTGAAAGAAACATTTACGTTCTCCTGTTACTGTTTGATTTTGTTAAAACGTTAATATTATTTATACAAATGATTTTTTTTAGAACCGAGTACGACCTAACAACTTGGCATATTCAGAGATTACACCTGAGTTATCTTCAATTGGTTGTTCTTCTGAGATAGTTGATTCAACAACTGTCTTTGGGAAATAGTTGTTTTTGATTACGTTTAACTTTTGTTCGAAAAGTTCTTCGTTTTCAAATTCAACTTCTTCAGTTAAACCACGAAGTTTTTCTGATTCAGTTTGTGCTAAATCAGATGTAACTTTTGCAAATACAACATCGCGCTTTGATTCAACCAATTCTTTTTTAAGTTCTGTAGCTTCAGAAATTGATTCGTTAACTTGTGCAGTTAATTCTTCAATTTGCTTTTGCATTTCGCCAAGAACGTCATATTTTTCTTCAGGTACTTCAATGTAATGTTCCTTGAACAACACCTTTAATCCAGCAATGAAATCTTCTGTGATTTCAGCACGAAGACCTTCTTCAATTGCCACGGCGTTTTGTTCAACCCATTGTTCTGCTACGTATGAAAGATAAGCATCAACCTTGTTGATTAATTCTTCATGCATTTCGGCAACAACTTCTGCTGCTTGTTCTGCAAGAATATCTTCCATGATTTCAACTTCGTGTGCAACACGAGCTGTTACCACAGCTTCAAACAATGAAGTTGCCTTTGTCTTGAATTCTTCTGAAAGTTCTGATTCTGTTGAAAGAAGATTTGCCACATCCTTTGATAATTCTTCCTTCATCTTCTTCATCATTTCTTCTTTCTTTTTCTTCATGGGAGATTCTTCATCTTCCATTTCTTCTTCCTCTTCATCGTCCATTTCTTCCTTCTTGGCTTCTTCAACTTCTTCCATTTCTACCAATTCATATTCTGCCTTTTCTTCGTCAGAAAGAGCATTGAATTCTTCTTCAGAGATATATGATTCTTCTTCAGTTTCTTCAACTTCTTCCTTGTAAACATTACCAGCATTTGATGCTTGGTTTACAACTGAAGCTGGGTCGGTATGGGTGGTGAAATTTGGGGCAGCACCTGCACCTTGAGCTGTTGAAAGAGTTGCATCTTTCTTCATCTTGGCAGCCTGTGTCTTACCTTGGGTATCTTGGTCATCCTTTGATTCGATTGAAGCATCTTCAGATGAACCTTGCTTCATTGGTTCTGATTCTTTGGCACCGCCACTTGAAGCCATTGACATATCTTGCTTCATTTTTGCAGCTGCGCCTGAACCAAGTTCCAATACTTCTGGTTCTGACTTTTCTGATGAACCTTGAGCCATTGGTTCAGCTTCTTTATTCTTTCCCATTCCTGGGAAAGCAGCTTCATCCAATTGCTTTTGATTCAACAAGTCACGAATCTTGTTTTCGATTGAGGCCATGTAAAATCTCCTAAAGTGAGTTACAAATGATATTTATTATTTATACAACTTTACTTCTTAAGACTGTTTAAAAAGTTTTCAAACACACGAAGTTTAACTTCTTCCAATTGTTTCTTTTTGGTTTGTTCCATTAACTTCTTGGTTTCATCAATGTTTTGATAGGTCCATGAACCATTTACAAACATCCATTCCTTGTTTTCCATGATGCCTTGAACAAAGGCGTCAGGTGCTGAAGGGTCAGCCACGATGTCGGCGGCAGTGGCAAGATAGAAGTCATTTTGTACTTCATTGATGCCATCTTCCTTTTCCTTCAATGTTCCCATACCACGTGATGATACACCAAGTTGTGCACCACCTTCAATCAACCCCTTCACGATGTTGCCCATAGGAGTATTGAGAATCTTGGCACGACCAATATAGTTATTACCATCTTCTCGTAAAGAGGTGATGATATGAGAAACACGGTCGAGATTGATGGTAGGACCTTCTGGATGTCCAAGTTCACCGAAAGCACGTTTGGAATCTACATATTCCTTCATGTATCGTGCCACTTCTTTTTCCATTACGGACTTGGGATAGATGCGCTTGTTTTTGTTAGCCATTTCACTTTGAAGAAACACACCTTCGATGTATAAATCTTTGCTTGTTCCTTCGGAAATGACTTGTACGGTTTCTACGATTTCTGAAATAAGTTTCATGACTGTACCCTTATGTTAATGGGTTAATGTGTTGTGTATCACCATAACCCGAAACCTTCACAACTTCAATGATAACAGTACCACCACCTGCAGGTGTTACCACTACAATGTTACTTCCTTGTTCTCTGTTATCAGAAAAGCCATTGAAATCAAATTCACGTGCTCCTGTTAATGCCCACAATTGAACAGAATTTCTAGTAATGGTGGCATTACCTGAAGGGACTGACCAATGGATGGCTGAGATGTTAGCCTTTGGAGAAGATGCAGTTTGGCTTGTTGTTGCCAATGTTGTATCTAAATCAATAGTTTCAGTTGCACCTGCACCTGAAATGGCAATCACACAATGAATGGGTGTCTTTTTAAGTACGGTTAATGCCATTAGTTATCACTCCTGTATGGATAATTGGTATCCACTTCTTTAAAGCGTGCATCAAAACGTTCTTGGCTACGCATTTTCTTATATTTCTTTTTTGGTGTTTCTTGCTTGTGTGCAGGATTTCTGTTACTTCCTCTCCATCCACCTAGTGTATGAGGTTTTGTTGCTGAATATGGGTCTTCATATTCTTCATGATGGACAAATGGAACTTTAGGTGTTTTTGCAGAAGCATAATCTGTTATCTTGTTATGTTGACGAACAGCTTTTTCAAATTTAGATTTGTATGGTTCCTTACCAGTTAATGCTGCAAAGGAGCTAACGTGTGCTTTTTGTGCTGCTTTTTCAGCAGCTTTCCAGGCAAGTTCTTTGGAAATTTCATCTAGTTCCACTTGTTCTGACATTTCTGATTGCATGTATTGTGCAGCTGCCACAATGTAATCTTCTGCCAATGTGATTTTGCTTGCCACCCATTCTGGAAGATTGGTATTTTCATCAAGCATATCATGCATCATTTGTGCATTACGAACAATGGTACGAAGTGAGGATTTTGCCATGTCACCTTCGTAATCATATTCACCCTTGTCAGCTTCATCCTTGACAGCTTCACCAATAGCGACAGATGCCACGGCACCTGACAAATCTTCTGGACCATAACTCATGGGACCGCGTGAACGAATTGCTTTGAAAGGTTTGCCTGTTTTTCTTGATGCCACAACCGGGGTGAATTCACGATTACCTTCATTACTAGATTGATTCACTACATCTTCTGGTTTGGCAACTGTTTGAAAGTTGATG